GCCTGCAGTTGGCGCACCGAACATCGAACACGTACTCGTTCATCCGATGATCTGCGGCGATCGGGGGCCCAGAGGAAGGTAGACCTCGAAGCCCGTGTACACGACCTTCGACCAGGTCTGGGTGTAGTAAAAACCGCTGGTCCCGAAGCCCCGTGCGGACTTGGCATGGCCGTGCGGATACCGCATGAGCGGCCGGCCGTTGATTGAAGCGATGCGGCTGTACACCGCGTAGAAGGCTTCGATCAGCGCCAGACATTGCTGGTACGCCTGTGAGGGCGTGTTGTTGCTGAGCGCCTGCACGTACACGCGGACCACGTACTCGTCATCGCCGAATTTCGTCCAATCGCCAGGTGCGACAATGGTGATCGCCGCCGGCAGCGTGCTCAGGTCGTTGGGCATGTCCGTTGAGCCATAGGCCACGGCGACGCCGGGTATCTCGCGATTGATCTCCGCGATGGAATCCACGTCGCTCGCATACGTCATCTGGACAGCCTGACCAGCGGCCCCAGGGAGCTGATGACGTCGGTGGGGAAGCCCGGCGGGTACTGGGTGAGTGCGCCGTTCAGGGTCATGGTGGTCGAGCCGCCCTGCACTGCCCGCGATCGGTAGTGGTGCTCGGCGAGCCTCAGTGTGCCGCTGACCACGATGGCCGGCGGGGTCTCGCTGTAGCCCCAGTTGGCGTCGATGGCCACCCAGCCGTCCGAGTCCCACGTCCACGAATACGTGGCGGTCAGCGTGACGGCGGAGTGCGGCGTTTCGTTCCGTGGCTCGGCCCAGTACCCATTGCTGGGGATCAGGGTGCCGTCGCCATTGGTGACCGAGTAGATATCGAGCAGGTCCTGGTCGACGAATAGGCGGCGGTACGCGCGCCGATCCAGGCTCGCCACGTTGCCGTGGTTGCCGCCGGAGATACCGACGTATCTTGGGGACAATGGGTCCACATCGGGGTCCAAAGCATCCGGTGCGAAGTAGCGGGTCTGTCTGCGGGCGTTGAACCAGCGGTGACACGTCGTATCGATAAAAGCTGAGGCGCCGTCGAGCGCTTCATTCAGCAGATCATCCTGCGAGTGGTCGGTGCTGCCGATCTGCAATCGAGCGCGGAGAACCGCGAGCCCAGCGTACGGAGGAGTCATCGGCTATCCTCCGTGGCGTGGGATTGAGCGAGCAGGCTTTAGGGGAGATCGAGAATCGCAATGAGCGCATGCTGTTTGCCCACGTTCCACGCGCGTACGGCGGTGACATTGGAGCGACAATCAGCGATGATGTGCCCGCGCTGCTTGCCGAAGTGCGGCGGCTACGCGAGGAGGATGTTCACCGGGCGGTACGGGTGGGCGCGTTACGCGATGAGGTCGAGCGTTTGCAAGCCGAGGTGGAGTCGCTAGAACACGCGGCCGACCTGGCGCGTAACGATGTCTGATCTCGACCCTAAAGGTCGATCGAGTCCTCGTTCCGGATTTTGAAATACTGGACACAGGCGCGTTCGAGGCGTGGGTTCGCGCCGGTCCAGTGGAGTAACCCTTGCGCGTCGTAGGACGTGTCGCGCTGCCACTGGTAATCACAGTCGACCAAGACGCGCCATCTTGTTTGGTATTGGCGATGAATTTTGGCGGCATGCCAACCGTCGAGGATCAAGCCGTCCATGTAGCCGACGCCGCGGCGGACGTATTTCTCGGCGCGAGCCTGATAGCGCAGCCAGTAGTCGCGATACGAAGGGTGAATACCCTGTGGCAGGCTTTTCTCGACTTCCCCGACGAACGAATAGAGCATCTGACGATCCCCGGAACCGAGGATGCCGATGTCGCCCAGGCCGCCCATGTCCGAGAACACGGAGCGCCGCATCGCTAGCCCGTAGCCGGTGTGGAGCCCGCCGGTTACTGGCGGTTCGTGGGTTGGGTGCGGCGGGTGAACGTATGAGCCGTCGCCGTCGCAATGGCAGTGGTTGCCCTTGTCGTGGTGCCCGGCCTTGAAGCCTGACTGCGGCTTGCGGTTCCCGCGGATGACGGGTTGCAGGATCGCTTCGTCGTTGACCCAGTTGTAAAAGAACGACGTAGCATCAGAGATCGGCTGGTTATTCGGCCCCAGGCTGATGTTGTGGGACCACGGCTGCACAACTGGGTGGAGCTGCAGCAAGTGCACCAACTCGACGGCCCAGTCTGACCGCGCGAATTGAGTGTCCGCGTCAAGGAACAGCAGGTTTTCGATGCTTGCGTCGACGTGGATCGCGTGGCGGACGAGAACGTTCTGGGCGTTCTCTTTTATCCAGAGCACGGACGGCGAGCGCAGTTGAAGGTGGTGCGGGTTATCGTGCGAGGTGATCTCGTGATGCCGATCCCTGAGCGCCACTTCGACGGTCCACAATGTTGCGCCCGCGTCGGCCACCATTTTCTCGAAAGCCTGGTACAGCGCATACCGGGAACGGAAGCGCATCGGGTTTGAAATCATCGTGAAGACATGCAAGGGCGCCGAGACCGGCTTCACATGCGCCTGTCTGTGAGAGGCATGCACCTCACGCGCGCTGGCGGCATGGTCGCGTGGCGTGATGAGCTTCAACGGGGCCTCTTTCGGATATGAACACCTGCGGCGAGGGCGCCCGTATCCTCCAAAGGCGATGACTGAAGAAGAACTCGCGACGATCGAGATGGTGCTTGCCGAATATGACGAAGATTGGGAAGGGCGAACGTTACGCGCGCTCGTTGCCGAGGTCCGCCGCTTGCGAAAAATCCTGGCCGAAGTGATGGTGCCCATCGAAGCGCTCAGCGCGGCTGGCGAGAAGGCTTGGGAGTTGGCCCCGGAGGTCCGCGGCGAACTGATGACCGCGCGCACGCTCGGCCGCGCTGCACTGTTTGAAAAGGCGCCGGCGCCAAGGCATGACCCTCAGCCACCGCGAGCCCTCGTCCCGTAGGGGGTAGGCTCCGGTGCGCGCCGGCTATGTTCTTGGTGTGTTCGCCCTACACAAATTGGAAAAGGGTCGGGCTCGTCATGAGCGCCGAGGCGGTCAGGCAGAACGTGGACACGCTGGAGGCCAGGCTGATGATGGCCGGCTCGGTTGGATGCAGGACCACACCTGTATCGCCCGTCACGCCCTTGAACGTGAGCGTGGTGCTGTTGCCCGCGGGCGGCACGATGATGACCCACTTCGTGCCCGAAGGTACGGTAATGGAATTTGCGCCGCTCGCCAGCGTGGTGAACAGTTCCTGGCCGGACGCCGTAGCGTTGGCCAGGGTGAGCGCGATTGTGGCCGTCCCGCTCGGAAGGCCCGTGATGGTGCCGGCGACGGCGAGAGATGCGGACGCGGCCATCAGTTGACCGGGGTCTTGGTCGTAGCGAGGGAATAGTCCGAGGCGGGCTCGAATCGCTGTTGCTCGGCCACGCCGACCAGATTGGTGATCGAGGCGGCGGTGCCCGTGGTCACCAAGGCACGTACATAGCGATGACCAGAGGGCAAGTCTGAAGCTCTGATTCCGATGCTTGCTTGTGCACCGTCATCAGTCGCCTTGACGAGCTGTGTGATCGCTTTACCCGAGAGGTCCGTGGTCGGGCTGGAGGTCGCGCCGGTCTGGAGCTTCATGTCCACGGTGGCGCTCGAGCCCATCACGCCGGTCTGCACGATGAACAGCACCTCGCGGTGCTTTTGCATGTCGACGGCGGTGCTGCCGACTGCGGATGGACCCGAACTGGCCGGGCTGATGATGGCCACGAGGGCGAGTCGCTGAGAGAGAAGTGAGCGAGCCATTTTGATTGGCTCCTTTCAACGCAAATTGAAGAACGTGGAAGGCGCGTTGCCGGCCTCACCCCACTGGGCGGAAGTCGATAACCGGAGACGGACTAACTCCGCCTCCGGTTATTGGGCTTACGAGAGCAGGACGAACGGGCTTACCGTCGAAGAGGCGTCGCTCAGGGTGATCGCGGACTTCATCCACGGCTGCCCATCGACACGCTCTTCGAACTTCCATACGGTTTGCCCGCTGAGGAATGCATAGTGCTCCGAGCTGGCGATGTTGATCGACTGTCGGTCGCCGATCACGTAGTAGGAGAAGTCTGCCAGCAGCACGTCGCCGGCAGTACCAGCGGTCGCCATCTTCTCGCTGAAGATCACCGGCAGACCGAGCAGGGTCATCGGGGCAGCGTCGCGCAGGTTATTCACCCACGTCTGGAAACCCGAGGTGCCAACCGACAACGCGAGCAGGCTCGGCAGCAGATACGGGTGCATGACCCACACTGCTTTCCTGGTCGAGGTCGGGAGCAACCGCTTCAACATCGCGCCGATGTCCGCGGGATCGAAGTCGTTACCACCCGCCGATCGGGTGACGCTGATGGTGCCTGGTGCCTGGGTGACACCGAGCGGCTTGGCCACACCATCTCCGGAGAGAAATGCGCTGTCCTCGTACCAACCAATGGCACCGCCGAACAGCTTCATCAGCAACGATTCGAGCGCGGTCGCCGAATCGGCCTGGAGCTCGTTGCTCGCGAGCGTGTAGCCAGCGAGCTTGTGCGCCACCAGGCGGATGAGCTTGAAGTTGGCATTCTCCTTGGTGAAGGTGCCACCTTCCGCCGTCCAGATCGCCTGCACGCCGCCATAGAATGACGTGTTGCCGGCGGTTGGAGCCGTCTGCTGGTCGAGGGCGGGGATTTCCTGCTCTCGGGCGACCATCGGCTGGATGTACGCACGCGGACGCACGACTGCATCCTCACCCGCGACGGCCATCAACCGGGCCACATATTCGGTCGGGACCAAATATCCGCCAACGGTGCCTGAGTCCTCAGACTGCGCGACCGCCTTGGTGTTGTACACACTGGTCAGGCGCTTCTGGTCGTCGCGCTTGACGGCCATCAGGTAGTCGGCAAACGACTTGACGTTCTTGTCGGCCGTGCCGCCGTCGACGGTGATGTGGCCGGCTGATTTCAGCGCGGGCTCGTTCTCGAAGCGCTCGAGGATCTTGCTGATGGCGTCGAACTGTGGGGCGTGCTTGGCGTTGACCGCGGTTGAGACGCCCTCAACCAGCGCGTCCAGGGTTTCTTTGTCGAGGGGCATGTCAGCCTCGTCTCCGGTGATGGGGGCGGGCTCATGGGCCTCGGTAATCTGGATCGTTGGATACGTCTTGGTGGGGGCCTCGGTGGCCGACTCGGTGGTCGTGTCCCCGGTCGTTTCGGTGGGTTCGGGTTCGGCCACGATGGCGCTCTCCGCGCTCTCCGTGTTCCCCGCGTTCTCAGGAGTTTTCGGCATGGCGGGGTCCGACACGTCGATGCCGAACTGATCGGCAGCGGTGAGAATCCGGCGCCACGCTTCGCGGCGGCGCGCGGTTGAGGGAAACTCGATCTGGGCGAAGCGCGCCATTGCTGCGCGGGTGTGGCCCGCATCGGTCAGCGGTAGAACGCCGTCGCCGTGCTGGTTGACGAACGCGAAGGCGGCCGGCAGTTCGGCAACGGCGGTGTCGGCTTTGATGGCGTCCTCAACCGGTAGAACTGTCTTCAGCGCTTCCGCGTGCTCGACAAGCGAACGGATGGCCTCGACTCCCAGAGTCCTGGGCTCCGCGGGCGTTACGGTTGCGCTGACTTCGGCGATTGGCCACACCGAGAGCCACGTCGCGCCGCTCTTGGCGGTCTGCCGTTGGACGAGGTGGGACACCGCGCCGGTCGATGTGCCGAGCACACCGGCGTCAGCAAGTGCGCGGAGTTGGTCGGCGTACTTCGCGGACTTCTGAACTTCCGCCTCGTACCAGATGCCTTCCGGGCGGGCAGCAAGCGTGGCCGAACCGATGACCTGAGACTTCAGGTCTGCGTTCGTGCCGTGGTCGTACAGGTAGACCTTTCGGTCGCCGAGACGCTTGTCGTCGGTCCAGAAGTCGGTGTCGGCCGTGAAGTATTCGCCGGTGAGGTCCTCGCCGCCATAGACGACCGCCCATCCTTCGAGGGTGAACGTGTCATCGGTTTCGGACTTGACCGCGACGGGATGCCGTATATGGGGCATACGGGCCAGGGCTCCTTTCGGGAGTGCCGCTGGCCTCGCGGGCTCGGGGCTAAGAGAAGTGCGGGTTTATGTGCGCGCGACGGTTTCGCCGCGGATCACGGGGATACTTGGTAGTCGTCGCATAAGGGACGCCCTGTTGGCGTTGTGGCAGCACGG